GTACAGCAAAGATAGCAGGGTCCATCCAAAGATCTACACCNAGGTAAGGTTGGAANACCCTAACATGGGGATAATATATTGCAGCATAGGAACTGTTCATTGCCGTTGATCGCAAAGATGTCTGTCCGTTAATGTAAGCAATTGCGTCCCCAGGTTGGCCTACTCCTTGAGGAGTGCCAAAGACCGCTAAGAAAGATTGTGTTTGTGTAGCTAAAGTAATCAGAGCATTTTGAACAAACTGATCGGAAATTCCTGGGACAAGCGCAATAGTAATTGGTGCAAGCTCATCATTAAGAGCTTGCATCCCAGTCCTACCTTCTGTTCCTTCGCCTCCTATTAAAGCGGCTACTTCGGCGTCAGGATCTCCTTCACCATCACCATTTTCACCCCCAGCAAGTTCAGTAACACCAAAAACAGGCTTAACAAATCTAGGGTTAACTGTAAAGGCTGTACCATTCTCGACTCGCCCGAGGACGGTCACCTCTGTCCCAACTGTTGCATCTAACTTAGCAGAAAAAACGGTATTTTGGTCGGCAATATCCGTATTATGAAGATTACCATTAAGATATAGATTGCCAGAAATCCATTCAGACGATCCAGGTGTAGGATCAAGACTCCCTGTATTAATCACATCTGTAATAAAAGATCCTGCTAGTAAGGAAACTTTAAATGTCTCATCAGCTACGCCGTTTTCATTAACATTAAGAGAAACATTCTGCCTCCCCACAGCATCAACTGTCACCGAATTACCAACAATACTACCATCAATAAGGTGATCAGTATTGTATCCTGTTCCAGGCCATAGAGATTCTACTAGATAGCAAAAACCATTGCTACCAGCCGCGTCTCCCGATATAAAGGTTGTTCCTTGTGCATTAGCGTTAGCACCTGCTGCTGCGTTGAGTTCTCCCTGACTACTGTAAGTTTTCAAGGTAGTAACAGGGGTATCCAGATTATTCACAAATGCCTGCACTTCTAATGTACACCATTCTCCTGCGAAAGAACTATAAATCTTATTATCCTCTGCACCTATTCTATCTGCATCTAGGTTGCCCCCAATTACAGCTTGAACGGCCTCTGCTACAGTCTGAGCAACAACTCCACCACCTACATCAGTATTAGGAGCAATTTCATAGATTTGATCTACACTAAAGATACGAGTTCCAGCCTGATTTATTGTACCATTAATACTTAAGTATAAAGTATCAGTAGCAGTGGCAGTGCCCCATGTTTGGTGTCCTGTAGTAATTATGGGATCGCCGCCTTCAGGATCGGGATCAGTATGCGTATCTTGTGGTCCTACCTCTACTGATATTGCTGGGCATGACCCTAATGCAACATGTCCATAAGCCTTAGCGGCTGTAAAATCATCCACTGCACGAACATAATAAGTCTGGTTCGCAGTTTCAAGTATTTCCAAGGCACCTTCAATACCCTGTCCAGCAATTGCCTCTGTTGGTCTTCCAAAGGTCCTTATTAAATTTTCCTGGCTTGTGATTAATGTTGCTTTGTTTGTTGGGCCTTTAGTAGCGAAACCTACGATACCTACAACGGTGGGATTTACTGCTGGAGTATAATCACTTAAATCCTTCTCAATTACATATACCCCAGGACTAACGAAATTTACCATGTTTTATCTCCTAAGCATTTCTAATGCTAATCATTCTCCTCTCTGATAGTGTTTTTACTTGCTTACTAATATAAGTTGCTGGAACAACCAAAGTTTGCTTTGGTTTTATCCACCTTCTTTTTGTTCCTATATTAGTACTGAAGTACACTTCTAATCTTTGTAAGCTGTCGTTTGTGATTGATTTCATAATAACCTCTACATGGTATTTAGTAAATTTGTAAGCTAATGTGGGAAATAAATTTAGGATATAACTGCTTCAATGTTGATTTCCTCAATCTCACCAGTAGAGGTGATTAAATACTTAGGGCTACGCACATAGGTTTCTACTGTGGCAGTAAAAGTCTTTCTAATAATTCTGTCTTCCCTGTCTGCAAGGGTGAATGCATAGTTATTTGTTTCACTAGTTAAGAAAATCTTGCTATCCTTACTAAAATTGGTTTGTAATTGTATTGAAGGGTTGAACCGTAAGCGTATTTGCTGAGATAATTGATCCATATCTTCCATATACTTAGTCCATATATTAATATTATAAGTAATTGTAACTGGTCTATCACATAAACTAACAACCCGCACAGCCCTTTGTTTTTCCTTATTAAAATAGGTATTATTCATGATAAGAGGGGAAAATCTACGCCTCTTATCATCCTCTAATATTGAATTTTGTGAGATAGTTATGAGTGGAAGTATCATATTATCATGTTCTTTTAATCTAGCAATAGTACGTTCTGGGTTTCCATACCTACATTTAACTAGAATAGTATCAAGTTCATGGTTCAAATAGGGCAAATTATCAAACTCATTTATTAAAAATCTAACAATTTCCTTGTATCCATTTATGGGAATAACCATTTTCTTGTTCATCTGGGCGATGAGGTTAAGCAAATACTCTTGCCCAGTAACATCAGAAGAGGACACAGAATTGATATCTGTATCTATTGAAATCTCTGTATTAAAAGTATTTAGATTAGACATGATCAATATCTATGTAACCTCCAACGTCATCGGTCTTCTTAGTGTATGGCTCATTAACAACCTCAACTTCATCCCGAAGGAGTTTAGCTATACAAATTATATGGTACACACCATATATTTGAAAGCCATCTTCCTGTACCTCAAACACTTCATATTTTTGGTTCTGGAATTTTGGTTTAATTATATCTCCCTCAGCGGGATCCCTATTTATTTTACCAGTAATATATGATTTATTAAATATAAAAATCTGATCATTAGTTAACTCTAACCCAAACTCTGATAGATTTTGCTCCAAAGGCTTAGGCTCATAGTGCCCATACACATCAATAGGTGCCCTAGCAATAGGCTTAGTTCGTGATTCTAAATAAACCTCATCATAATCTTCTCCAGATTGAATAAATTTATAATAAAGAAGTTCTGACCCAGCTATGCGTATTAACTCATCGTCAACTAAATTGAATAGATTTATATCATTATTTTCTTGATCGAAAAAAGATAGTTCACTTTTGCCTTCAAGCTCTGGGAGCGGAGGCATTTTAGTTGAAACTTTAAATAGCTCTTTCTTTCTGGGCATTACCAAGTAGAGAAGGCTGGAGGCTCTTCAATTTCCATTAATAATTCTTCAATTAAAGCCTGTTTTTCTTGCTGGCTTTCGGCCAAAAGGGCCTGTCCGTTCAGTTGAGCACCTCCTGCTGGCGAAGGAACTGTCACAAATTTTCCGCGAATTTGGCCTAAAACTCCCTTAGCCACTGCTAGGGCATATCTTTGTATCCAATTTAAATAAGCAGGTTGAATAGTATTAGAATCAATAGCTCTGTATTCTAATATCACACGCTCGGGGGTCATAGCAGGAGAAGGATAAATCTGTATGTACTTTCCTCCCACAATGTTAAACCCACCATCCCCACTTAGAATTTTTCTATACATTTCCAAGGTTTGTTGCATGAGATAGAACTCTCCCACTTTCATGTTACCAAAGAGGAAGTTATCTTGGAAATATTTAATAAAGAAATCCATCTCCAAGGTTCCTGCTTGAGCCGCAATAGTAAGCAAAGTCTTTCTATAGTATACATTCTCCAAATTATGGAGCATGTAAAGCGGGATCTCATAAATATTTTGTCCCGCTGAGGCATCAAACGCAGCATACTGTAACGTCCATAGAGGAGAGTGGTAATTTAATTTATTAACACCCTCCTGTACACAGGTTTTTAATTGGAAATCAGTTAGTTCTACCCTTACTACAGGATGCCCAAGCATTCCAATAATATAATCCCTAACTACTCTTTCAAATTCTGTAAACTCAGTAGCTTCAGAAATTGTTAATCGGTTTAGGAGTGGAGCGTTTATTTCTCCTGGCTGCTCATAGTCTGTAAGACTATCGCCCCCGTAAACGCCTAAACTGGTTCCATATCCATTAAGCTGAGGCTTTGGAATCTGCGGGTGTGTGTTCCTTCTGTCCGTCATTTTTTACTACCTTGGGTCTTCCTCTCTTAATTTTCTTCTTAGTTTCATCTTTGTTTAACAAAACTAAGTAGTGATTATCTATCTTATTTTTAGACTCAATTATCTGTTTGGGACGAATTTCTATAATTTTATCCCCTATAGTAGTTAGCATTCTGA